ATAGAGATAGGCTGGGTTCTTAATGTTAGGCATAGTGTTATTCTCCTGGAATGTTAAATGATCCTAGCTGTGGGCCTTTCAGTTTTCTAGTCTTAGGCTCCGATGTGGGCTTAAGAATCCCTTCGCCCCGGAGGTACATGCCCACTTCTTTCTGTCGGGTTCGTAGAATGTCGATGATAAATTCTGCCCGAGCCTTCAATTGGGAATCAGTATCAAGCTTACTGATCTCCGTCAACTGCATTGCCATGTCCTGCTTAAGTTTACTGTTGGGCTCGGATTGTTGGAGAGTAGTGGACAGCTGTACCAACCAACCCTCCATCATCTCAAAGGCCTGTGCATTCTCTTTCAGCTTCGGGAAGAACCTTCCCAGCCCCGCTGTGCTACCCAGCATTGTGGAAAGACCATCAACATCCATACCAGTCTTCTCGGCAATTTCTTGGAACTTACGCCGAATCATGTTCTCTGTCTGCGCTTGGTGTGCTGCCTTAGCTGCGTCGTCTCGCAATTTATTGTACGTAGAGTCTGGCATCTTACGGCCGAACTTGGCTTGATATTTCATTGCGGCTTGATCAACAGCCTGGAAAATCTGAGCCGGCCTTTCCGCTAGATCGGCCATGCTGAATTTAGGTTTCTGTCCACCCAATTGTTGCCACAACTTCTGGGACTCTCGGGCTGATGCCTCCGCAGCTTTGCGTTGCTGGGCCTTACCTCTTCGCATCTCTCGATTAAGAGCTAGCTTGGATTTGTGCATCTCCTCAGCCCGTCGTTCTCCGGAAGCTGCCTGTTGAAGTCGGGCTTGTTGCATAGCTGGAGCCAGTTCCATTTCTTGTTGTAGTTTTTGCATGCGGAGTTTCAATAGCTCTGACTCATCCCCAGCCCTTTGTTCCTGAAGGTCAAGCTTTCGTCCAGCCATTGATTGCCGGAATCGTTCCGCCTGTTGCTGAGCTTTCATCTGTGCATCGAACTCACGCTTGCGGCGGTTACGTTCCATCTGGGATTGGAATCCTTGAGAGCCTAGACTGACTCCCTGCTGGAATCCCCCCAATGCCGCCTTTTCAAATATGTTCGCCATTTCTAACTCCTACGATCCGTACTTCGGAATAAAGTTTTGGAAGGCCGCAGACTGAGGTAATCTCACACTAGTGCCTGCCATGGGTTGTTGGGGTAAGACCATAGACTGTGCTCCACCACCTCCGCCGAATAGACTACTAGCCAGAGCCGATCCTGCCGCAGCGCCAAGGCCACCGGTTACTCCTCCCAGCATTGTACCAACAGCTTGGATTCCCACCATACCTAAAGTACGACCAAGGTTAAATTTATTCTGAGCATCTTGTTGTAATTGCTGAAGGTACATCATCTCTCGTTGTGCAGCTTGAGCCCTAGCCCATGCTTGCTCCGCCTGCTCAGAATTCTGGGCGTTGGCATATAATTGAGAGTAGATATTTAATTGCCTATCCAGCACTCCCATTTTGTTCTGGATATTCTGTACTTCGGTTTGGAATTTAATCTGGGCTTCCTGCTGTGCAAGTGCCGCTCTATTTTGTTGATCCAACTGAGCACTCACACCTTGGATTGCATCGGGCGACGCTCCAGACCTAGCCATTCTATTCATGTTAAGACGTAAGGCCCTAGCATTCTGCATTGCAGCATAATTACGATTCTCCTGCAGCAATTCCTCGGGATCAATCTCATCAATACCTTCGGCCATTTCCATGGTCTCAAGCAATCTTTCTTCCCACTGTTTTGCTGCTTCGGCCTCATTAACCTGGGCCTGATCAATTTCACCCTTCTCAGGCAGAGCCCGGCGCATCTCATCTACTACCATTCTGACCTGATCTGAAGAAGCCTCATAAATAGTATTGTCATCAAAAGCATTATCAACCTGACCCCAGGTAGCTATGACATTACCATTTCGGTCTGTGATGCCCGTAGTCTGATCCACGAAAACCCCACCTTGACCATTAAGATTCATAGCTGCTTGCATCACTGCACGCTCCTCTTCCGAGGCCCCTTGAAAGTGTTTATTGATCCAGACATTATTGGCCTGTTCTCGAAAAGCCTCCGGAGTAGTACCTTGGCGTTCTAACTCTCTCACAAAATCGGAAGGATAATTATTAATATCATTTACGTCAAAAGCCTGTCCGTTGAACCTATAGGTTGCAATAGTCCCATCTTTGGTACTGTTCTTTCCAAAACTTAGTTCATTGTTATCGTGCAGGGCTTGAGAGCCACGAACCGTAACATGAGAACCTGATAACTTACCTTGGAAGTTAATATCCGATGTAACATCATTTATGTATGTAGCTGCATTGTTCATGGAGTCTACATATTCTCTACGTGCCTCACCTTCCTCCGGAGTTACAGTGCCCATCTTAATCCGTTCACCGGTCTTGGCATCAATGCCCTCTCGGGGTTTCTCAGCTGCAGCTCGGCCTTCCGGAGTATCAGCAAAGAGAGCAGAACGGCTAACCCCAATAGTGCCAGTCGGAGCTTTGTCTCGAACACCGGCTAGGCTATCCTTTGCAGCTTGCATCTTATCAGGCTTAGGTTGTTCCGGAGGTGCATCTGGATCAATACCGGCAGCTATTAGTTTCTCTCGAGCTTCTTGCTCACGGGCTGCTTTGACTCGACTCTGGTATGCCTTCCACTTCTCCTCCGCTGTAGGCTGCTTCTCTTCCACTGGTTCCGGCTCAGGAGGGGGTGCAATTTCAGCAGGTTGTGGACGACGCATTGCAGCAGACTGTTGTCTGGTACGAGGTCCACCTACATCTACGGGGGCTGGGAGCCTAGCCGTATCCGGCTGAGTGGGCACTTCCGGACTAGACCCTTTTAACTTTCTAGCCGAGGATGTAAATCGATTGAATGCTTTTGGTAATCTAGCCATCTTTAATTTGCTCCTCAAACTGTCGGAAACTTTGTTTTCGTCTCGCCATTACTATACTCCTAAGCTGTTAGCTCTACCTTGTAAGTCAACGTCACCGTGACTGCCGTGGCAGTGCAGGCACCCCCCGTTGCATCTCTACCACACTGTATACCAATGTAGTCCCCGGCCTGTAAAGCTGCAATTGGAGAACTGAAAGCAGTGCTACCCGAACCGGCTCGAATGTGATCTACCCCATCCGCTGTGAAGACAAGACTATTTATAACAGTACCGTTATGTGTAATCCAGACCTGAGCATCTCCAGTACCACCGCTGTAGCCATCCACTCTCACTGCGGCAGAAACTAGAAAGGCCCTTTTGCCGGGGAGCTCTGGATACACCTTCATCTCTGTAACCGAACCCTGGGTAGCACTATCTTGGAATGTGAAGTTGCCTCCCCAGGTGTCCCCGTTGAGGGTTACTGTTTGGTAAGAAGTAGTGTACCTATCCAGTATTTTAGCGCTGGTGATATTGGCTCGGTTGGAGAGATCACTGTTTGTGATGCTTCCGAATTTATTTTCAATCTTAGCAAACTGGGCATTTAGATCCGAAGCCGTAAGAGTCTCCGTGGTCCAAGTCTTGAAAGAGAAGGTCATGCGTTAAGAATACAGCTTCCCACCCGTATTATCAAACTATTGGCCCATGCCGGACAAGCCTCGCTCGCTTAGTAAAGTCACGGAAAGAGGGAAATAATTGCTCACATCTTCGAATACTATATCGTCCGATAGAGTACCCACCCCGCTGTCAAATGTAGAATAAGGAAGAACTGTAGAGGAGGTGCCACCACCTGCGGTAGCCAGGGCTAATCCATTGTGATCTCCCAATATGGCAATGTAATAGATATTACGTTCTGGATTCAGAATATAGGGTTTTTTGAAATCAAAGTTAACCAGTGTATTACTAGTGCTTAATTCGTTGGGGCTCTTTATAGAAGGGGATATAGCTCTTAATCGCCTATTATAAAAATACCTACTACCGAAAGTTCGAATCAGTTTGGAAAACTCCAGGGAATATATCCGGGCTGTGAGGTATCCTGTTCCGGCCGTGGTTCGAGCAATTACACGAGCATACCTAGCTTGAACCGTGGAGGTGAGGGGAAGAGGAAAGATGAGTGCACTAGAAGAACCGTATGCCACATCAGCTGTTGTTAGATCGGCTGGAGCACCACTAGTCCAAAACGGAATGCCCCTAGAGCCTCTGTCTCTGCCCTGGACTCTATTGAGATTATCTATCTCTCGAGCCACACTTTTCATGGAATACTTGCCCATTATTTGATGCCTCTCTTGGGATTACGGTACGCCTTCATGTTTATTTAATCCCTTGTCCCTTGCCTGTGATTATAGCCTCCAAATTCCGAAGCCGCCATCTGCCAACACCCTCTATCTGCAATTGAACTTCCCGAGCTCTAGTTCCAGACTTGGACATGATCTTACGGGTAACGTTCTTACGACCAGCCACCTTATCTGTATCTATCTCCATACTAGAAACCGCCGCACTTCCACCACTAAAGGCTCCTGTGTGCACAGTGGTCTCATTACCCTCGTCCTGATCAAGGAACTCTTTGAAGGTGAGATGATTATCAGTCTGCACAACATCCTCTCCCATGTCTCGGACAGTCACCATATAACCGGAAGGAGATATTACATTGCCTCCGGCCTTAATGATAGGAGTTCTAGCATAACCAGTAATGGTCTCTCCGTCATCGGTCCAATTATCAATAAAGGTAGAAATAGTCCCATCCTCGTGCCCAAAAACTAAGAATTCATTCCCGGACTCATCTCGATCTGTTTCAATTGCTGTAATACCCCCAAATGGAGCTGTGAACACGTAGAAGGTTTTATCAGTCCAGCAATACCGAATTAATCTATTAGGGTATTCAGAATTCTGCCCCGGCACGGCAATGTAGTAACAGTTTTCATAATAAGAGATGGCAGCACAACTACGTCCCATGGTGGCCTGATTAATTCCGCCCTCTAATAATCTATCCCACTCATCTAATATAATAATTGGCTCAGCTCCAGTATATGCATAGATGCCATCTGCATTTGCCCCAATCAATACAGCTGATCCACCAAAGACTGCTCGCTGCACAACATTATGGTTTACAAATCCTAATCCTTGACTGCGCGGCTGGAGATTGAAGTACCCGTCTTGGTTGGGAGCCTGGGCTGCATAGACACTATTGTTGGTATAAACCACTAATTCATTGTTCAATACATCCATACCAGTAATCGGGCTACCCAATGGATCTCGAACCAAACTCTCATAGCCCTTAGGCCAGAGATCGTTGTAGGCACCAGGAGCAGAATATACTACTCGAGACGGGTCCCCAGGAATACCGGCTACAAAAATTCGATTGGCAAAGGCCTGTACATACTTACCCTTCGGAGGTTCTGAGCGAAGGAATGCATTCTTCTGGAATCCTGGGTCATCAATTTCTCCAGCAAACTGCTCGGTAATAAACCCAGTCCAATTTTGTACAACGAGATCATTAGGGTCCGACAACGCCTGTAGTTTCTTCATCACCTTGCCATCGAAACGTTGTAGGTAGTAATCCCCGAATGCGAAGATATAATCTCGAGTCACTTCATCAAAGGTAGAATCGAATGAAATATTCTCCGGTAATTCATAGCGAGATTCTCTAACCACGGAAAAGAATACAGGGCCATCCTTGCCGCTATAGTTATCCGGATCCATGCGATCTCCAATAAAATTCGCATCTGGCCCCCCAGGAGCTATCTGTAGTTGATGTGCAGAGGTAGCATCTGTGTGGGAGATCTCATACCAAGTCTGTCTCTGCCCCACAGTAGTTCCGGAGAGATCATCAGCTGAATCATTATAGGCATCATAATAGAGAGCACATCTGTGCCCTATTCCGAAAATCATGAATACCGAGTCTGCAGCAGGAGTATTATCCCAGGCTGCCGCAAAGGTAAGAGTCACATCATCTCCGGATACTGTGCAGGTTTTTATGCGGTTTGCCCTTCCTGCTGTTGGACCACCAGTTCCAGTTGCCGTACACACACAAACGCAATCTTCAAATTCAGTATCCTTAGGAACGCCTGAACCTCGGAGATTGGGATTAGTAGCTAGATCGGTAGGGAAAGTGAATGATGTTGTCGTAGGAGTGCCTGTAGTTTGAATACCTGTCATGAGAACGGGGTATCCCCAGCTGCCTCGGTGAGTCCTAACACTTCCAGAAACAATACTGTTCATCCAATCATAAGACTGATCCCGTTTCTCCACCAAATCTGTCCCAGGGCCAATAGAACCTCCAGTCCAACCAGTATCAGTCCAACCACTCGTATCGTATGTACCCTGAAATGCTGAACCTTCGTCTTTCTCTAAGCCTACATAATACGTGGGGTATGCTGGACTATATATAGCTCCAAGTTGCGGACCCCCTGTCTCCTGGCCCCTCGTTTCCCGACTCTGCGTCGCAACTAGGTAGCGAGAAGCTCCACGATTCTTAGTAGTGACTAGAGCATTAACGGGATTTAACTTGAAACACCTAATCCCAGGAGCCAAGGACTGCCCCGCTCGGGGACTAAAACGGGCCGCATAAGCAGTATCGGAATAAGCCTTAGAAGAGAATGAGTCCACTATAATCCAGTAGGCGGAAACCCCATCCACAGTTCTTTTAGTGTCCCAATCGCTGGGCTGTGAATTCTTATGCCACCAAATGTGACCACTCTGCATAAGGGATTGATAATAAGCCTTAGTGTCCGATCTATCATCTGTGGTATCGCCGACCCAAGGGGCAGACTCATAGAGACCGGTGTCCGCAGCAGGGCTTGAAGAATCAGACCAATCAGAAGTGACAAAACGTATTTGAGGGTAAGATGCTACATTAATCGCAGAGGCTGTAGTACGATCCATCTGGCCTACATCAATGCCTTGAAACTGCTCATCACATCCAATAAATAAACGGTTATCCAAACCCCCACCAGCACCGATGGTTGAGAAATCTGGATTACGAGAGGAGTAGTCAGTCCAAGATTGAAGACTATAATCGTACACCTTCACATATGTCATACCAGCCGGAAGCATATGTGGAGCCCCCATGGCAAAGGCACCGAAGGCATCCCGGCGTCGGAGGTCCCCATCTTGGTTAACTACATCCAGACCTTCAGTCATCTGATTAGGCTTGGCTTCTTGTTCGTACCGGTTTAGCCCCCCAGTCATGGGAGATAGAGGAACGGGGGCCTTGCGTCTTGCCATACCCCCATAGTAGTGGATTTAGGGCTACAGTTCCACTGTCTTAACTTTACGGCTACGGGGGGCTTTTTTGACTGGCTTTTCCACAGGACCCTCTTTGAGCTCCGCCTCAGCTAACAACTTAGCAGCCCGTTTACGAAGTACTTCAGGGCTAAGCTTAGCTCGGTATTCTTTCTCAGTCATGAGGTCAACCCGGTCGCTAGAACGGAATGCTGCACGAAGCTCGTTATGGTCAAGGTCGAGATAGCTATCCTCCGGGCCCTCATCATCTACCACTACCGGAATAGACCGGCCTTTCTGGAGCATGGGTTTTTCCGGATCGCCATTTCGAAATAGGAAGGGGTGTTTGACAGCCAACTGAGCCCAGGCCCAATTCTTTCCAGGCGGTGCCCAGACATAACTGTTACCGCCGTACTCCACTACTTTGCATTTGGTGTACTCTTGCCAAGTGCGTCCCCCGTCCGGCGATGCCTCAATCCTATCCCCCTCGCCCACATAATAAATTCTATACGTATCAGCCATTATCTAAATCTCCGATTCTTTCTAATATATACTGGACCTTTGTGCTGCGACTTGGCTCTTACAAATCGATTCCAGAGATCCGTGTATCGTTCTACTCTACCACGTGGTACCTCGTCGTCAACCTCTTGTAATCTCACTGCAGCTCCGAGAGAAATAAGTTCTTCGTGCTGCACAGGCCAGGGTTGTTGATCAGTTCCACCGTAACTAGTAGAAGTACCATACGGAGCCCGTAAATACCAAATTCGGAGAGTCATACCAGCATCAGCTTGGGGACGAATGGCAATATTGGCACCGGCTCTACTCCAGCGAAACCCCTTGGAATTCACATAGGAGGAGTCGAGATAGTATCGGTCAGCCTCAAGGATGGAGGAGAACTCAATTCGGACCGGGTTATTCGTATCCGTATAGTCCTCAACCATGAATATAGGATTAACGTCCGGACCAGAAGGCAGTGCTACAGAATCAGCTCCTGCAGTGTAGGTAAGTGTCGTACTAGTCATCGCCTGCGCTGAATTGCCGAGACCCCACTCTGCTGACATCTTGAATAACTCGAGATTCATGGCATCGATAATTTCAGCATCAGCCCAACGGTTGTTTGCTGTAGTACTATCCGTGTCACCAACAGCTCGACGAATACGGGTGATAAGATTGCCTATGGTTTCCGCAGCGGCTTCAGAAGTTATGACGGCCATGCAGCTATACTACCACACGAGCACATCCATTATAAACACCATGCCGTATCATGTCCTGAACATTAGATTGTCTAGTATCCCATCGTAAGTTATCGACATGATTATTAGTTGCCACCCCATCATTATGACAGGCTTCCATATCTGGAGGACATTGACCCACGAAAGCTTCTAGGACTAACCTGTGTACATAGGCAGTTTTATAGGACCCGCCTTCATATAGATTCACCACTACATGGCCACTCCGATTCACAGTACCTTTTAAGGATCTGGGCTCAGTTGGCACTCTAGAGTTCCTATTTCTCCTACGCCAACTACGAACACACCCATCACAAGATACCTCGTAAGAGGGATAGTCCTTAATAGATCTCCACTCCTTACTCAACAGACTCTGCCTCCACCATTTCACGGAAAGCATCTTTTTGTTCATCCGACAAAGCCAACAACCAATCTTCCAATTTCTGGGACTCTACATTATCCAAATCTAACCCACCCAAAAACTGCACTAATTGTTCTGTCTGGTTCTTATTTTCTTTATCATAGGCAATTCCGTCTTCCACCCCACCCAGAGCAGATTCCGTTTTCCCAAGTACTGCTTCACACAACGTAATACCATGAACTTTATAGTATCTCTCGTTTTTGATTTCCATCATCCTAATCGCAGCCTTGCCGGAAGCCGAATCATCAAACCGAGCAGCTCCTTCCATAAAGGCCTTCATCTCATTCACATCGCCTTCATTGCCATAAACCCTAGTACGAACCTTATACCCATCCCGCTGTTCAATTTTGTAATGAGCAGGGTCGGATTTAAGTTCTACACTGCGAGTAGACCAGGGTTGACTATAATGAGCTTGGGCATCTCGCATGGCTAGCCAGAAATTATACGAAAGGAAGTCATCCAATCTATCATACATCACCCGCTCTTCTTCTTTCTGCTTCTCGTCATCAAAGGCAGCTAAGAATTCATCCACCCTCTCCCAGCCATACTTACGAAAATCACACTTCTCCACAAACTCCAAATCCTGATATGACACATTGCGAAAATTACCGATGTAGCCCTTGAGGTGATCCAGCATTCGGTCATCTCGCTGAAGATCTGGAGGGAGGTAGTCGTCCTTAGGAGTGTCGTGGAACATACACACGGTTTGCCATAATGGTTGTCCCCTATGCCACGTACGTTCGAAGATAGTCCAACGCTTAAGTAGGGGATGTAGCACAATGCGTAAATTCTCTCGTTGATCCCGATCGAATACTTCCTTAAACCGAGCCTCTATTTCCGGGTTTGGTCGAAGGGCCGACATATTGATTAGATCATCCGTAAGTCCAATATACATCTCTGGATTTCGGGATTGTCGAATAAACTTGCTAACAGCTCGTTGATTGTCTTTTCCCTGTTCCTGGGCTTGATCTCTCGTAGTAGCTACTTTCGGGGGCATGAAAAGAGGATAGGATAAAAAAGCCCCCTAGGCAACCCAAATGGCCACCCGAGGGGCAATGATATTTTAGTATCTTCGTGTGCTGGACCGAATACGGAGGCAGACGAGATCGTCTTGAGCTGCAGCTACTTCTGAACCCTCAGCCCCGAACATCGCCGTGCCGACGTCAATGCTATGGGTAGAAAGCTCGAGTGCAGACTCTACATCGTCCGTACCACCATTATTGATACGAGCACATTTCTGAGAAGAAGAGTCGGAAAGGTCAGAGATACAAGCAGACTCAATGTCAGCCGTAGCTTTCACCTTAACCGTCAGACCCAACTCTAGAGATTGTCGAACTACCAACACATCACCAGCCTCACCAGTCGTGCCAGTGCAAGCCGTGCTGTCCACTGCCGTAACAGTAGCAAACACATTTGTGGTCGTAGTCTTAGTCTCACTAATCGAGCTAACAGTTTCCTTAATCGTCTTCCCAAATTGATCCGTACCAGTAAGGATAACCGAAGTACAAACAAGAGTGTCATCCGTCACACTGTCTACCAAAATCACATCCAGTTTCCCGGGCCATGAAAAAGTAGAAGGTGCAGTTGCACTGTCCGCCGTGCTGTTCGGAGTAGTATCTCCATTCACCGTCTTGACGAACACGACCCCGTCCAAGCCATTCGATGTAGAACCCGTAGTGGGAACTGGCATACAAACTTGGCGGTGCTTTACGTGCTCCTCAAGATTACGAAGACCAATCTTCGCAAACGCCGTACTGCTCACGCAAACCAGGAGAGCAGAGATTAAAGCTAATTTTTTCATATCTATATTCTCCTATAAGGGAAGACGAGACCTCCGAAGAGGCCCCGCCTAGCCCAATCCTAATTACGCAGTGAGTGCATCCGTATCGTACTGAATGTCATCAATGATACCCTGGTTGAATGGTTTCTCGCAGTAGCAGTTACCACTCTTGTGCATCACAACTTCTCGAGCATCCTGATCCGCAACGAATCGCTCGCCAGTGCTGTCCGGAGAACCCATATCAGATTGGCTCAACCAACCCCAGTCCTTAGAACAAAGCACAAAAGCAAGACCCGGAGGGCAATCTCGGTCAGTCATAATAGGCAACTCAGCGTCACCAGCGTGGAACATCAAACGACCAGCATAGCCACGGTCTTTCTGCACAGGAGCAAAACGACGGTCACCCTGGGTTTGTTTCACATACTCACGTCGGACAGAAGAATGCATTGCAAGGCAATCAGGCTCTTCACCCACACCGTTATCCACAACTTGGTCAACCACAAGGCTGATCAGATTCTCGTCGAAGCTTCGAACAACGCCGGAATTTTTGTTGTGAACACCAGAAATGGTATCCCCAGCTGCACGGTCAATGTCATAAACTGCGGAGTAGAGGTTCACGTCAGAGGCGTACTCCAACACACCAGAAACACCCGAGAAGTAGGAAGACATCGTCACATCAGAAACGGCATCCTGTCGGCTGTTGTAAGGAATGAGGAAAGAACCGTCCGCCGGGTCACTAGCAGTCAAGTCAGCAATTGGGTCATTGTCGAATGTTACAGTCGGAGCCGAAGGCGTGCTGTTGTCAATCGACGTAATCTTCAAAGTACTTTCATTGGTAGTGTCAGCTTGGATAACCGGAGCACCAGTAATCGAGGAAGCCGTGAAGTCAAGCTCCTGGCCTACTCGAAGGTAATGCGTACCAAATTTCCAAAAATCTGCAGCGGCAGAAGTACGAGCATCCCTTCCGTACAAAGTCGCAGTGGTCGTACCATTGAAGGCCGAGACGGTCCCGAGGACTTGATAACGACCAAGATATAGCATCCGAGCAAAGTTAATCTGAAACTGAGCCGTAGCATTTTTAATATCTTCTTTGCGAGGTTGAGCCCAAGCATGTTTATCTCCTCGACGAGCCGCACGCTCTACTTGGCCAGTCCAACGAAGACGCATATACAAGTCCCGAGCATGCAGATAGGGGCTGATGTAAGAACCAGCGTCTGGTGTCGGGAGAGTCATGCCTTCTTGCAATGCAATACCAGCAGATTGAGGAAGAGCAGTAGCAACAGAACCAAGGCTCTCTTTACCACCCATGGTGCCCTTTTTCTGAGCAACTTTGTCAGCAATTTTAACAATCTTGTGAACATGGTCATCCCATTTCTTCAAGAAGTCAGTTTTAAGGCGGGCAGAAAAGTTTGAACGTCCCTGGCCCGTTACGGTCTCATTTGATTCTACAATAGTCATTTCTTAATACTCCTACGAACTACAGCCGAAAGTTTCCCTTATCGACCATAGACAGAAAATCATCGTCAGTTGGCTCCTCTGCTACACCCTGCGATCGACCGTCCATAGTCACAGCCCGAGCTGCCGGTGGCACTGGTGCTGCTTTCTTTTTAGTCGTACGTTTAGGTAATATCCGAGCATACCTAGTGAATGCTTCCTCCGCTGCTTCCCCAGCTGTAATCCCACGCAACGCAGCAATGTCATACGCAGTATTCCGAATATCTCCCAGCAAATCTGCATCTACGCTATAGCCAGCCAAGCGCTTCGTAAGAGACTGGTCCAATGCTTGATTGAAACGCTCTACTTGAAGTGCATTCTGCTGCTCCTGTAGTTGCTGCTGTAGAGTGGTCAACTGGCTCTCCAATTGAGCTTTGTATTCCATCTGCTCGAAGGCAATTGCATCTCTTGTGTCATCCGGATTAAGCCCATATTGCAACATCGTATTTCTACGATTCTGCATTTTAGAGATCTCTTCCTGTTGACCAAGATAGGCATTCTGCCTTTCATTCATCTGCGCCGTAAGCTCATTAGATTTCCGCAGTTGCTCTACTAACGCTAGAAGCTCCTCGTTTTTGCTAGCAAGCTCAGCATTCTCATTCTTGAGACCTTTCTTCTCACTAGCTAACTGCCGAATTCTTTTCTGTGCTCGTGGGCTGGCGGACTGTGGCTCAATAGCCTCATCCTCGGGGTGGCTCTCCTGAGCCGGTTCACTATCCTCGGGAGCTGCTGCTTCAACACTCTCTTCCTGCTCAACTGACTCCGAAGAAACCTCTACAGACTCTGGGACTGCTTCCGGCTCCGGTGCCAATTGCTCATCAAGAAAGGCATCAAAACTTTGCTCACTGACTTCGTTGTTAGACATTTATGCTTCTCCGTTTCTGTTCGCAGGTTTTACGAGATGCGGCTCGAAATTGACGGACCGGTACACTAAGGAAGGGTACGCCTTCACGGACAAAGTGGACCATAATGAGAATAATACGGAGTTTTACTGATTACTGCAAATGCAGCTATTGACTTTCGCCTGGCTTTGAGCCTCCGTCCATCGGACTCTCAATTCCCGGAATTTTTTGTTCCCCCTCTTTTGGCGGAACTACCATCTGCTGGTTTTGAGCAAAATTCTGCATCTGTTTTTCAAGAAACTCTTCATGCTCTTCACAATGTGCATCCAGCATAGCCCGAGCTTCCGGAGTAAGGTCTAAGTATTCTTGAGTATTACGGAAATGGTTATGTTCTTCGAGATGGATTTCATTATCATGGAACTCACGGACAGGATTTATCGGACCCATATATTTTCCTTTCGAACGCTGCAGGGCTTGATCATTCTCCATACGGGCTCGATCTCGATGAATTGAATCCTTATCCATAGTACTGCGCTCAGCATGATCTATCTCAAGAATCTTACGTACATCCTTGGACCCTGGACGGTCATCATCATATAGCCCCATCTGAAATGCTTCGATAGTTTCAGCCCAGCGCAATGCCCGGCTATTCGGTGCACCTGAGAAGGGTTCCGGAGCTAAATCAATATCCCAGTCATAGTCCTCAGCCTGGAATTCATAGAGAGTCCAAGAATCCTCACCCAATGTACGAATTAACCTACCCTCTTGGTAGAACTGACGACTCAGCCAAAGGCAGTGCTTCATAGCATCCAAGACAGCCTTCTTGTAGAGTTTAACGTCTGCCGTACGAATGTTATTCTCATTCTCTTGAAGGAAGGCAATAGCTCGACCCGACTCGACCCGGCCCGGCACATCCCCCCGACTAATATCACTGTACGTTGAGATTTCCCGCATACGAGCAATCATGGAAGACGAGATGTTAAACATGGAAGAAGGCACCTCAGGTGAATGAAGGATGTGAGGGGGGTAACCCGCGTTGTACTTAATCACCTGCCCCCCGACCTCTCCGAAGATCTCCTCATCTACATCCGATGCATGTGGCACCAAGATATGAGGATTCAACATGCGATCTAACGTCTCACGTATTTTGCTCTCACTGCGATTGAGGGTCTTCTGCGGTGCGATGAGATTCTCGACCACTCCATCTGGGAAGAAACCTCCCGGTACAATATTGTCGCCAGGGAGGAAAGTAACAGGAATTCGAGCAGGTACGTAGGGACAGGGACCAAGGTACAAAATATGTTGGTTAGAAAAGAAACACATGATGCCATTTGGATATTCCTCCGTTGGTGCTCCCCAGTATTCATAAACAGTAGTAAGAGAATTACGACGGCCATCTGCATCCTCAGACCCAGCTCCACCAATATTGTTCTCCATCTCCGAACTCATAACAGACTGCTTCTGTGACCAAAGTCCGTCTAAGTGCCCGCCAGCCCAAGTGATTTTCTTGCCCCACATATCCTTCGGGAATCGACGTTGAAGCTCTTCAGCTGGTCGAATTTTGCGATGAACCCAATAACGCATCTCACTTGGCTTACTAGCGGCAGGATCTCGCCAGCCATCGAAAAGATCAACCAATGCAACTTTTATCTGACCCTCGAAGGCCTTAACTGGAATCTCAGCCCCGAATACATCTTTCTCAAGTTCTCGTTCAATGGTTTCCGTAATTATTCCACCAAAGCCATCATCCAACTCAATGTCCTCAGTCTCTCGTTCTGCCGGAATAGCCTTGCCGGAAAAAGGATCCCAGTAGACTTTAAGCCAGGCTCCGCCAACAATAGCGGAAGAAGTAAGAGCCCGAATAAACTCCTCGCCTGCCAGAATATCATCGTCCACAAAGCTCTTAAGCAATCTCTCTGTAGACATAGCTCTTGCGAGACTAGTTTGATTGCCATCAATAGCTGGCACCTGGGGATTAGGGAAATGCTGAATACGAGTAGCCACAGCAGCCTTCACAAATGCCGGAATAAAATTATGCACCTCTCGGGCTTCCCCGATCGGATCATCAATATCAATATGGAACTCCCCACCAGCTACGGTGTAATGAAGTCCCCGGTAGAAAGCCATTCTTTCCAACCACTTATCAAGACGCATAGAAGCATCATTCTCCGCCTCTTTCACATCTTCCTTGATCTTCTCTAGTATTGATAAAGCTTTCTCTTTACTGATACTCATGAAATAACACCCTTAATGGATTTAGGCTTTCGTGCCTCTAGCCGTTGTTTTCTTTCCGCCAATCCCTGCTCATTCTTGCGAATAAACACATCCTTCGGAGTACCTCCCACAACTTGCGTCATTTCAATATGTTGCAGGGCCCGAACAATTATAGATCGGCAAATCAAGCCCACCACCAAAGCAGTGATAGGAAGACAAGCTATAGCCAAATATGCGATAGTTGCCATGGACCTATACTACCAACATTGAGGATGGGAAGCTAATACATGGCTAGAAAGCAGAAAACCAATATATCATTTGACCAAGAGGCAGAAATAGAAAGAGCCTATTACGAAAAGAACCGTTTAGCCTTTTTCCGAGACTGCCTCCGAGTAAAAGACCGAGAAGGTACTGGACTCATTCCATTCAGCCCGCTGCCCGGACAACTGGCACTAATGAGACTTCGGGACAACATTGAAAAATTCCACGCTGAAATATCGAAAGAAATCGGGGAGACATACAAAAGGCCTATATCTATTCAAGTTCTCAAGGCCCGCCGTGGTGGCTTCAGTACTCTAATTGAGGCTGACATGTTCCACTTCTGTGAATTCCATAAAGGAGTAAACGGACTAGTTGTAGCCCACCAAAACAGCAATGCTGACAATGTGGCCCAGATCAGTCGGCGTTTTGAGCAACAGTTTCCAAAAGAGAAAGCACACCTCAAAATTCCAATCCCGAAAATGGGAGAGGTACTCGAGTGGGGTGAAGTAGAAGGACAGCTATGGGACTCCCGTATCCTCATTGCTACTGCAGCCTCTAAGAACTTTGCCCGAGGGTTTGACTTTAGTTTCGTGCACTTATCCGAGTGTGCTCACTATCCAAATCCCGACGCCGTGGCCTCCGCTAAAGATGCAGCCCAGTTTGCAAAAGTTATCTACGAAGAAAGCACAGCCAACGGCATGGATCCCTACTTCTACCAATCCTGGCAAAATGCTCTCCATCTTAGCCAAGTCCGAGACCACTGGAAAAAACACGGAACCCTACCCGAAAACTGGAATGGCAAGTACAAATTCTTCTGGGCATGGTGGCAAGACCCAGCGTACAGGACCCCACTTACAACCACACAGGCTGATAGTATCATGGAAACCCTCACAGACATAGAGCTAGATGGAGTTCAAAAGTTTGCATGGTCAGCGGAGCAGATTGAATGGCGGCGAAGGAAAATTGCAGGAGATTGTAGCGAACAAACCCTAATGGATCCGGAGAGTTACTTCGATCAAGAATATCCATCCAACCCAGAAGCAGCCTTCATTAGTTCCGGTAAGTCAGTATATCCCACGATATATCTCTCCGAACTTACCAGGAAATCTCGAGGTCTTAGACCGAAACTTCATGGTTACATCAAAGGGTTCGATCGAGACGGAGCTATAATCCAGAAACCTAAGAAAGACTCCCATGCTGAATCTCCAGTCATTATTTGGGAACATCCGAGACCTGGGGATCAATATGTTATCGGAGCCCGGACTGCAGAAGGACTAAAACACACCGATTATTCAGTAGTTAAAGTATTCAACCGCACTAACGGAAAGCACCTCCGAGAGGTCGCCAGCTATCGAGGGCAATCCACAGGAATCGAACTAGCCGACATCTGTCTCTGGCTCGGATACAAATACAACACAGCATTCATTATCCCCGAGGCCCTTATTCCCACACTAGCTCAGAGGTTAGTAGCTAAGAGATATCCCTACGTATACCTACGTCGGAATGAGGAGAAGATAGGAGGAGAACTAGCTAAGGACAACTTCGTGCCGGGCTTCAAGTGTTGGCGTACCAACAAACAAATGGTCATCCATCATAGCCAGGACGCCTTCCGGAAAGAAGAAATCGAAATCAAAACACCGTGGAGTATTGGGGAACATATCCAATTCGTCAATATTGACGGCAACATGCAAGCACCGCACGGAGAGACCGACGACGGAGTAATCTGCACAGCCCTCGCAGTGTTTGCCCACCGGAATGCGGCTCCCCCCATCAACCCGAAAAAACCTAAGAGGGTAATGACCGAAAATGACAGACTCATGGCAGCAATCAATAAAAAGAAGGAGAGATCCATGAGGAAAAACCGAATCCTAAACAAACATCGAAGCCGGCAACCCCGGGGCGGCACCAAAGGTATTTTTTAACCGCTCGGTAATAAAATGGAGATATATCGTCAGAATTGGCGAAATATTACCGTACGGACATATTCAGAATCTTCAACGCATAGAGAGCAAACCAACCCGTAGCACAAAGCCATCCAAGAACTGCCTCCCCGTTTTTACTTTTCATATTACGGAACATATTCGCCGCCAACATCACGCCAATCAAAACCCACAGTAATTTCATAACTAATCCCTTACACTCATACATTCCGGATCCCATGACACAAATGCTGTACCCAACGGGCCATTCCGGTTCTTCCTAATTATCAATTCAATCTCCGACTTGTCAGCCTCATCATAGTAGGCCCCATGTCGATACACCATCACTACACCATCGGCATCCTGCTCAATAGCCCCCGACTCCCGGAGATCCGATAGACGTGGTCGTTTGTCATCCCTAGCCTCACAAGAACGGTTGAGCTGGGAAAGAATTATCACCGGTATTGAAAACTCCTTAGCAATAGCCTTCAAACCCGCTGAGGCCTCCGCTACGTCCCTCTCACGTCCATCCCTAGTCGTACCACCACATAGCTGGAGATAATCCACTACAACTAAATCTAGAGCCCCCTCAGCTGCAATACGTCGGCAGGTTGCCCGGATTTGAGGAACCTTAATAGCTCCCGTGTCATCAATCCAGATTTTCATATCCCGTAACCCCTCACGAGCCTTCTCCAGCTTATCCATATTCACCTTCCCTGCCTTAATTCTACTCATAGGCAATCCAGAGAGCTGAGACATCATTCGCATACCACACATGTGATGAGACATTTCGAGGGAAAAGAAAAGACAGCTAGCTCCTTCTTTTGCTCGATTCAGCAATATTTGTGTGGCAACCGAGGATTTACCCATAGAGGGCCTACCAGCCAATACAAGGGTTTCTCCATCCTGCATACCTCCTAGATGTCTATCCAAATCCTTCAGGCCCGTCCGGTGACCAAAGAAACCACTACCATCCTCCATTCTCTCCTTTACAAGATCAAAAAGTTCATTACCCAAATCAGAAATACTTCGAGTCCGGCCCTGCACTTCTGTAGACCGTATGGCTAAAATATTACGCTCTGTCTCAAGCACACAATCATAAGCAGACTGATCCGAATCCACCAAATCTTTAATATCTTCAGCCACTTCCAGCAACTGCCTCTTCTGCGAAGCATCCCGAACTATTCCCGCATAATGGTTAATATTGGCCGCAGTAGCGACATGATCGTGGAGAGCAATTATAGAAGATGCCTCAGAACCCTTTGCAGTTAGTGTAGTTACATCGATGGGTTTACTTTCGGCAGCCAAGGACAACATGTGGGAAAACATATTCTTATATGAAATTACGGAGAAATCTTCCGGACTTAGATTATGGGATACAGAGTGTAGGGATTCGTTATCTAATAAAACACAGCTCAATACGGCTTTTTCGGCTTCTAGCATTCTTACGAATCTAGCCGAGGTCTAGGGGAGTGGCAATAGAGAAAGTTATTGATTACCAAAAGGAGACTGCTGAGGAAGGGTTGCCGACTCAAGCATTTCCTCATTACGCTCCTCGTTTTCCTTGAGGATGAGTTCTTTGACTAGCTGCTCCATAACCTCAGCGTCCATAGCAACGGGCAGTACATCCTTGGAGTGTTTGGGTGGAAAAATTCGGCCCTGGCGGGAATACATAGCCTCAGATTTGGATTCTAACTTTTTCTTACGTTCCCGAGCCGGAAGCCGGATGTTCTCATCAGACATGTAGAGAGTATATCAAAGTCTATCCCAGTTTGCATAAACCTCTGAGAATACCTCGAGAACAGCCTTGCGCTTCTTCTCATTAGCCAACTTACTGATTCCATATTTCTCCTCAATCAACTTAAATACAAAATCTCGAATCCTATCCCTCTTATGGTAAAGCTCATCCTCGAGGATATTAATCTTGTTTTCCAATTTAGCTAATTCATCCGTCATTCTCTAATTCCTCAACTTTAGCTTCCAACTCCCTCACCCGAGTCTTAAGATCCTTAATCTTCTCCCACATTTCAAAAACCACCTTCTCCACATTATCCAACACATTATCGAGCTGGTCACCAATCGTATTTGATTGCATCTTCTTCACCCCTAGTTAACCAATGGAACTCCCACATGAAAAACTCCCGTGCAGCCCTCGGCTCGTACCTACATAAACGGCAAGACCCATAAGGCTCCCCCTCCACACCCCAGTCCCCAGCTTCAGCCGGAAAAAACACCTCCTTCTCTGTCAAGAGCAATCTATTATCAGCTAGCTTCACAGATCGTGGACACTTCCTTGGAATACCAAACTTATCACAAATAGCATTCTGTATACGACCCTCAATTTCCTTAAAACCCGGAATGAGTGCTTTCACAGGACTAACAATATCTCCCACATAGGCTTCGTGCGCATCATGGAGCAATCCCCAAAGCCGATCCTGTGGAGGACAATAACGGGATACAAACACGGAATGTTCAGCCACAGAATATGAAGAACCCGTATGACCATTGAACCTAGATTGAAAGGCTAGGGAGTTTGCAATGTCCTCAATCCTAACCATATCCGGCGTTGGATTAATGAGGTCAAAAGCAACTCCAGTCCGTGTCTGTATCCAATTACGCATTAGTACTCCGCTCGACGGGCTCCACCACGGCGACGACTACGCCCTTCCGACTCTCCCCCACCTTTTACATTCTCCTCAAACCACTTAGCATTCTCTTCCGCTTTTTGCGACATAAAGTCCAAGAAATATTCCCGAGCTTCCGAGCAAGTAGCCCAGTGAGGAACAAAAGCCCAAACCACATTACCTTCCCGGTCATAGCAAGGAATCTGCACTGGAGTACAGGCCACTGTCTTGCCCTTTGGGGTTTTGATCAGTTTTACTTCCTCACCACAACCTTTCTTCTCTCCGTAATCTTCACAGTAGAACCGTTTTTTCGGGTTTACCAATATATCAACTTTTTTCATTTTCTTTTCTTCCTTATATTCAATATTGCCCTACTTAAAGAGCCCTTTTTCTACAACATCATGAAGAGCAATCAATTTGCCTTCCACAACTTTCATAGATTCATAATCCTTCTTCATCACAGCTCGGCATAATTCCAATATAATCTTAACGAGCACTCTCAACACCGGACTAGTCACGCACGGCGCCTACTAGGATTCCCCGCTGTTCTCCCTCTATACCCCGACCCCCCCTTTGAATTGTCATGACTATCAATATCTTCCTTACTGTCAAACCTCGGTAAAAGCAAAAGTTCCCGCAGTGTATTCTTAAGGAGATACGATTCAGCACTTCCTTGTGCCTGACAAGGAGACATACTCTTCGCATCAGGAATAACCATCGTACGAACAATATCTTTCGTCTCCCCGCTAGGAACATGAAGCAACTGATATTTTTGGCTTACCCAAATATCTTCCTCAGCATGCTGCATTTCTTGAGACAACGGAAAGAACACCAAGTCATGTTTGTGGAGAATCTCACGAGCTGTACTGACTACCTCCTCAATGCTGACATAGTTGAACTTGCCGAAGCTATTATTACCATCTTTCTTCAGCCCCCTAGAACTACGCTGAGCCTCTAGGAGTGCTTCATTTAGGCCCACTTGTGGGTCTTTATCAATTCCATTTCCCATTTCTTTATTCCTTTCTATCTCTAAAACCTTCAACACCTTAGAAACAATTGCTGTAGCTTCTTCCGGATCAATCTTTATCCCGATCAAGTCGGTATCTAGAGGTTTCCCGGTAACACTTTCTACACACGGCATCATATTCTTCCTTCCCACCAACCTCAACCAAATCCAGCGAGCCAGATAAACGTCGAGTCCTTGTGGCATCATCACCGCATACAGTGCACACGGCTGTCAACTTAGTAATGCTCTCCGCTTTGGCCAAAAGAGCTGGAACTGGACCGAAAGGCCGACCAAGAAAATCCTGATCCAACCCCGAGGCCACAATGCGATAACCCCGCCAGATATGGTCCTCAATCCAGTTCACTACCCAATTACCGAAAAATTGTACTTCGTCAAAACCTATTACTTCTACACCCGCCGTCACCCAAATATCCGAAGCATCATCTCTAATAACTCTCGCTGGTACATGGGTGCCCCCGTGAGTAACCACATAGTCAGCACTATACCGAGAATCAATAGCTGGTTTGAAAATCTCAACGTCCTTATTAGCATGCTTACACCGCTCAACCCTTCTTACTAACTCCGTAGTCTTGCCCGAAAACATCGGACCAACAATCAATTCAAGAGAACCAATCATATCTCAAATTCTTCCCCATGCTGACAATCAAAACCCACTTCTTTCTCCTTGTTACAAATGCTCGGCACTTCTAAACAACTGTAGGGCTTATGTGCTATGGCAGGCGAAACAGCAACCCCATCCGCAGCTTGGCAGGCCCGATAAGGATCCTCCTCCAACCCCCACTGTACTCTCTCCAGCCTTGTGCAAGGAATCTCCTGACAATGCAGAATAGCAGTACTCAACTCATATAACATAGCTATGAGAGTAGTCCCTTCTGAGGTGTAAAGGAGGTCAATATCCCTAATGAGATAATCCATCTCCGAACCAACTACTTCAGCCACCCGGGCTTCGAGCTCAGTATGCACATAAAGGGGAGTAGGAGTTAAATCCGTCGAAAACTCAAACCACTCAATATCGTCTTCATCCATTTCAATAGCCCACATATCAATCACCACCTTGCCCAATTACTGGACATCTTTGCAGTATCCGCAATTTCCTCTCTTACCAGCTTTCCGTCACAATCATCTTGAGAACATTCGAACTCAGAATCCCGCTCCTCATAGCTAGTAATAATATCTTCTTCCATAGAGCACTTATCACAAATGTATACATACATCGGCATATCACTCACTCCAAATCTTCAATTTACCAGAATCGTCATAAACAGGCTCAGCATTTTTAAACCAACGAGACATCGCATGTGCTTCACTCGTTATTGGTACATCTGGCATCACCTTCTGCATCTCCCGATTCATTACATGAGATAGCCGTTTCGCCGCAGAGTCAACTATTTCTTCCGGTGTTTCCATCAAAATCTCATCATGGATAAAAACAACTGGTCTACACTGATACATAGGTGATGTACTATCGATCCAACACTCCTTCTGCACAGCAAATACCGCCATCTTAGCCCCGTCTGCTACAAGCCCCTGAAACAATGTATTGGCAGCCTGGGTAAACCTCACACCACCCCGGATCCTATTGGAATAAAAGTGCTTCACTCTTTTACTACCAAAATCTCCAGAAACACTCGCAGCCTTCTCAAAGTAAGGACGCATTTCAGGCCAACGTCGAAACCATGCATCTCTCAACGTGGAAGCAAATCTATGAGATATATCATACCCAAAGCCGTTAGCATACTTAACAAAGGCAGGAGCACCCAATCCACCAGGAAAACCAAAATTGGCGATCTTTGCAAACTGACGAGCCTCTTTAACATCTTTATCCCCCCTAGTCTTTCGAAGCTTTGCCTCTTCATAGTCAACCCCAAGTATTGTAGAAGCAAGATCAAGGTGTAAATCTCTACCCTCAATTATAGCCTCCCTCATAGCCGACTCCCCAAATAAGGAATAGCAAACCTGAGAGAGGGCTCGAAGTTCTACTGTATCATAATCACATGCTACGTAAGCAAACCCTTTTCGTGGAATAAAGCATTCCCGGACCCCCGGTTTACGAGGCTGGTTTTGTAGGTTGGGTTTCTGACATGAAGTACGACCCGTTTCAACAAGCACATTAAACCGAGCATTGATAGGATGTTCTGTTCCTTGCTTCAATAACGGTACATATGTCGTGAGCAGCTTCTCGGTTTCAGAATACTCAATTAACTTTAAGAGATCTTTGTTCCCAGTCTTTTTACAAGCTTTGGAATCAATCTTAACCTGCCCCTCAGGATGTCTAGTACTAGGATTGGTCCGTTCAGCATCCTTTCCCAGCGTCTTCTCCACTAAATCCCGGATTACCTTCGTATTCTTCACAAAGCCCTTCTTCTTATCCGTGCGAAGCACTCCAGCCTCCACTAGCCCGTGCTGCACTTCAGCAATCTGGTTCTTAAGACTGTCCTCTAAAAGAGACACTGCTTCAACATCAGTCACTACTCCATAGACAGAAAGAAGATGAAGACCCCAAGCAGCACTTACCTGAAGATCTTCATCCGGACTACTCTCTTGATTGAAGAACACATCGTATGTAACCTCAGCATCCTTTACTGCATACTCATAAGCCTCTTCCGGCCAATCCTTAACCAGCACATTCTCCAACTCGTGATACCTATACCTCCAAGAATCCTCAGCCTTATCCAACTCCTCATCCATATACTTCTTAGCCAAAGCATTAAGGGAGAACCCCTTCCGACTAATAGCAAAAGTGCCCTCCCTGATAGTGAAAAGCATTTCCCGAACCATAGTGTCCTTAACCCGGCCGTCCTCATAGAGCTTAAAAATTAAGGGGAGAAGAGACTCATCCTCATTGGATAGAACTGCAAGGTCAAAAGCCCCATTGTGCAGCACAAACGTGTAACCCTCCTCAACCTTCTCTCTAAAAAATTTTAGTGCAGCTTTCTTACCCAACACTCCAGACGTTTCACTATCCGAGTATGACAAACAGACTAAGGGGGGAGTTAAACAGCCCGGTTGGATGAGGTGTGTTTCAGTATCAATAGCCAAATACTTGACCATATCGTCCTACTTTCCATGGAAGTGTCCCCCGGGGCAGCTAGCGGGGTTTTGAAGAAAGAAGGGGTGCCACCCCGGAGAACTCAACCATTATTCTATATTTAGATCAACAAGTCCAGTAATTTTTGCTACTAGCCACAATCTCAGGACCCCGCCAAAGAACCTTCGACTGTAGAACCAGTCTATATTGCCTCAAATCGCCTGTCAAGGGGTGTATAGGATTATTTAAAATATCTAAGGTTTAGACACAATATTGGGTTGCCGGTGTAACCTCCGCTGCGTGCTGGCGGGGTTTTATGGGCTAGTGCGAAATTCAGTAATGCCCGCTCGGTAGTAGATGCCCGATAGTTTAGCATGGATTGCTTTAGTTGTCAAAATCTTGTCTAGCCTTATAAAACCCTGCCTAATATCAAGCATGTAGTCCAATTAATCCAAAGTTCTTTTAAATACTCCGCTACCATTCCGAGCAATGTATGCAATGGCTTTTGCTAGTAGCTCTACATCATCCTTGAATTTGCCAAGTCCGGAATTGCATGTGTTGTGTAATAGCCCCCGAACTTTTCCTGTAACATGGCAGTGATCAATATGTACTGAGTTAGCTTTTCGTCCAGTACGTAGCATGGGTTCCCCGCATAACATGCAACATCCGTCACAGTCTTCCCATAGTTTTTCAAAGTCTTCTTCAGTAATACCGTACCGTTGTTTACGATTCTTGGACTGAGACACAAATTATTATACGGACTGTACATAGAAAAAGAAACCGTATACTCTAGACTGTTAGTGGAGGTGCAATGGAATTAAAGTCCACTAATGGTTTACTTTTGGGAGCATTGTCTCCGGGAGATACATTTTTGTACAAACAATCTTGCTGGATATTGACCGACAATGTAATGGAAGGAATGCTGTTTATAGTTGACATCGAAGATGGAACTACTAAATGGGTGAAGGAGGATCTTGAAGTGAAGAGAGCATATTATAGAGCCGTGGAGTTCACTCCCGATGATTGTTTGGAGTTGATGGTATGATTGTAGGGTTTAGTGGTAAGGCGGGTAGCGGGAAGGACTTCGCTGCAAAAACTCTTTCTCGGATTATTACGGGAAACAAGGAAATTAAGGTTTACAAGTTTGCAGATCCCTTAAAAAGCTTCTGCCGAAAAGTATTCGATTGGACTGAGGACCACACTGATGGGGATCTAAAGGAAACCCCTGACGATAATGGAGTAATACCTCGGGTGGCCATGCAGCGTTTAGGTACTGAGTGGGGCAGAGAGCTTATGGATAACATTTGGGTAGAGTGCCTTCATAGGCAAATATACCGAGATGTGACGGGGTTCAATCCGGTGTCAGCTTCTCGTCCCGGTTCTTGGCGCAGTGGCCGTGTCGATGTTGCTATTGTTACGGACGTCCGATTCGAGAACGAAGCTACAGCCTTAAAAAACTGGGGCGGCATCTTGATACATCTTGATGGCAAAGAAGTTCTTGATGCTCAACACAGTAAACATGCTAGTGAGCTATCCATTGACGCAGTGCGTGATATGGCTGATCTTGTAATTGATAATAGCCGTCGGGATTGTTTCCATCTCGAAGATGTTCTACATCTGTACTTCCACCCTAGGGGTCTTCTCTAAAGTTCCTCCCCGGGCGGTTGTAGCAATAACCACATTCCAGCTATGGCAGTCTTGTGGGATCCCTCATAGCCAATGAAAAGACGATTACTCTCACTCCTTAGAGCTATTTCTGTGAGGGTAATTACTTTGTCTTTGTATTGATATCTACTTCCGGGCTTAGGTTCTTTCTGTCTTGGAAGCAGTGCTGTCTGAATTCTCCCATCTACCAGCACAAGGAATGTCTCTTCTTTAGTCTCAACTAGACGTTCTAGAAATTGCATTTTATTTCAGTGTACCAAGTTGAGAACACCCTTGTCGAAACCCAGAATCCAATATATGGTGCTTATATGGACTTTGAAGACACTGTAGAGCTTTTCCTTCCGGTAGAAATTAACTCAGTTTGTACCCCTGATTCTGTCACGGAAGATATTGGGCCATGCGATATGCAACTGGTTGACGGAGAGTTGGTAGACGTGCCTAATGAGTTTTATAGTTACTTAATCACTGCTCGTAATGAGTACTACAAATAGGAGAATGTTATGGAAGCTTTTAAAGGATTTTTGTTCATCATGGGAATTGGGGTTGCAGTTACCACTCTCTCAGCTATTGTTATGGGGCTACCCCTTATGCTGCTTTGGAATTATTGTGTGCCTCACGTGTTCCCTCTCCCTGAGATTACATATTGGCAAGCAGTGGCTCTCAATCTCATCTCTTTCATTCTCCTGCCTAAGCAGTTTTCCCGCGAGGACAAGCACTCATGATATCTCTACTACCCCTACTTTTAGTTTCCCAGGTTTCCACCTCGGACACATGTGTTACATACCTAGACCTCAATCCTGAGCAACAGAGAGACTATGTGGGCGGTATCCAGTCTGGTTTTATGTCGGGCCTTGTGGTTACCTATAAGACTCTCCTCCAGCACGAATTGGCAGGACAAAGTTCGGCTCTAGTGGCCCGTACGATTGAGGCAATAGTTAGAGAGCAGTACAAGAAGTTCGATACTGTCAGTTTATCTAAGAATATTAAGATGTTTTGTAAGGAGGATAAGAAGGGTAAGTTACGGGTATTCCGTGTCTTTCTTGCTGTGACTCGTAGGATGTCCGGCGGGACGGATGAGGAATTTGAGAAAGATGTTCAAGAAATGTTGCAGTTGGATTACACTCCGCAGGAGCTATTCCCACTGCCGAAAGAAGAGAAGGGATTAGGGATATGAGTTATTTCAATGGTTCTAGTGATCGTGACCTTTGCCATCTTCATTTGGAACGGCTTCCTATTGCAGGAACTCTTGTTGCGGATGTGTATACCGGATTGGAGAAATGTGTGGTGAAGTTGTACGACCTTGATGGTATTAAGGTTTCCACCGAGAGATGGGTTGGCCCACTTGCTATGCGGCAGTGTTGGGATTATATGGCGGAATTGGATGATAAATACCATGAAGGCGAGTGAAGACACGAAATACATTTACGAGGACGGTATCGGTAGGGTACAACTAGTGGATGCTATGGGTAGTGATTGTACTGTGGTTAATGCAGCCCGGGTTTCTTTTGGGAATGATTCTTGTGTCAATATTGAGGAGAAAGACGATAAATTAATTGCCTATCTCGCCAATAATGGCCATACGAGTCCTTTCGAGCACTGCACAGTTACGTTCAAGTGTGTAGTTCCTCTATTCGTGGCTAGGCAGCATATGAGACATCGTACATTTTCGTACAATGAGATTAGCCGTCGGTACACGAGTAAGGACATTCAGTTCTATTGCCCCACTACCTTTCGACATCAAGCTAAGGACAACCGTCAGGCCAGCGTAGAATCCGATATAGACCCCATTATTTCTGGACATACTCTAGGACTGGGCCTTACCTCTGAGGAGCTTAGAACGCATTCTCGACTGTCTCTTAAGCTGTATAATCAGATGTTGGCTGCTGGCATATGTAGGGAACAAGCTCGGATGGTCCTACCTCAGAATATGTACACGGAATACTATGTGACGGGGAACCTCCACAACATGGCTAAGTTCGTGAATATGAGGCAAGCCAAGGACTCTCAGTTTGAAATGCAAAGTCTGGCTTTGGCTATGGGTGATTTTCTATTTAGACTGTATCCTGCTTCGGCTAGCTATCTAGTGGACTAACACAATCCGAGAGCTGCACAGTCTGCATCATGCTCTGTCTCATCAATCCCAGTAAGACTTTCACGGAATCCTACGCCAATAAAATCTCCGTTCATGTTCTTATTGCCGCAATCGAAATCGTCCCCGATGGCAAAGTTTCCACCGCCGCCGAATTCCGACCCTGCAACGGAGGTTTCACTGCAGCTTGTGTGGGTTCCGTTAACATAAATATCGGCTTTACCTTTACTAGTGGCTCCTCCGTCGGCGTCGTAAGTGAAATCCACGAAATACCAATTGCCTGTTGAGAGAGTTCCGGAGGAATCGCAGTTGTATGTCACGTCATTGCCAGTTATAACACGGATCTGGGATATGGAATTAGTTGAGAACCGTAGGGCATTATTATTGTCTAGTCGGTAAGAGAACAGAAAATCATTACCAGCCCCGTTAAATTTGAATAGGGTCCGAACATGTAGATCTGGTCCAAATGCATCAACTGCTGAAGTGGCTGCATCTCTATAACACTCATTGCCGTTGAATGTCACAGCTTGGTCTAAATTTTTTGTACCGATACCTCCCACTGTTGTGACTCCAGAAGTGGATACTCCCGTAGTGGCAGAATCTTCTCCAGTATCATCTAGAGAAATGTCACTGTCAGTACCTAAGTCTGGTGTCCATGGATCAGCTAAGTCCTTACTGGCAAACCAAAATAGCCAATCAGTATATTGATCATCCAATGCATTAAGAGGTTCTGCAGACTTGTTAGGAGAACTCCGGAAGTTGCCGCTCCTCCGAAGTCTCCCTGCAAATGCATCCTCTGTACATGCTTGGTTGCTTACTGACGCCAGGGCCAGTAGCACTAATCCTAATTTGGATTTCATATTAGTGCTCCACTTCGATACGGCAGTCTGTCTGTGCACTGGGGTGAATCTTGAGGTAGCTCCCTTTCGGTCCACCAGCAGTATCCACGCACGTGGCAGTTCCGTCATCGTAGCAGTCATCGTCTACGTCACAAGGCCTACCATAAGCATTCTGAGACCCTGTGCAGCTAAGCTTCCGTACACTGACTTGACTTTCTGAGTATACTCCCGCGTTGCCACTGTCATTAACTGTTGGAACAACCACGTGCCGAGTAACTCCAGCCTCAATCCAGAAGGACCCACCGTTACCAGTAGTACGTCCAGCAGTAGAGCCGGCATCGGTGATCTGACCCGTGGTGGCTGATGTGGTGGCACCGTCGTCTTGCAAAAAGTAGCCAATGGCATCAGCATCGCAAGTAACCATAATGATAGTTCCATATCGGAAAAGTTTAGGAGCAGCATCTCCACCGGTGTTGGTTACGTCTACAGCATCCTTACCGTTACCGATAAGCTCACCAGCAGCTGCAATAGTCTCCACATCGAGAAATAAGGGGGCACCAGCTCGGCCATATGCCGAATCTTCTCGCGGATTTACACGAGGTTTGTCGGCAAGAACGGGTATAACGAATAGGACAGCAATTAATGCGGCAATGTATTTTTTCATGCCCTCATAATAACTTTTAAGGGACACAATTGTCTAATTATGCTTGACATTCCTGCAGTAGATTCTCGACGTCTGCCCTGGTCACGGATGTAACTCCTCCTACCATGTTCATGCGGGCACAGGACTCGTCAATAATGTCAATTGCCTTATCCGGTAGTCTCCTATTCGGCATTCTTTCGTGTGTTAGTTCCACAGCAGCAATTATGGCCTCTTTATCAATACTTAGCCCATGATGCTTCTCATATTGACCCTTGATTCCCTCCAATATACGTACGGAATCCTGTACAGTTGGCTCCTCAATACCTACTACTCGAAATCTCCTCTCCAGTGCCATGTCAGATTTGACATATTTCTCATATTCTTCCTTAGTGGTAGCCCCAATACACCGCAGCTCTCCCCGGGCCAGTGCTGGTTTCATGATATTAGCTGCATCCAGAGACCCTTCCCTTCCGCCGGCTCCCACAATGGTGTGAAACTCGTCTATGAACAGTATTGCGTGCATGCCCTTCAAATGCTTCAGGAGCCCCTCTAATCGTTCCTCAAACTCCCCCCTATACCTAGTCCCCGCTACCACCGAAACAAGGCTTATAGCCAATACTCGACAGCCATGTAGCACTCTAGGTACCCGGCCGTCCACCACCAGTTGAGCTACCCCCTCCGCAATAGCTGTCTTACCCACCCCCGGTTCTCCGACCAGCAGTGGGTTGTTTTTTCGACGCATGGATAACACCTGCACTGTTGTAGCTAGCTCCGTATCCCTACCGATGATGGGATCCAGCTCTCCACGTTCTGCTTTGGCTGTAAGGTCGTCGTAATATATAGCCCAGTTCTGTTCTCGGTCTTTCTTCTTGACTTCCATAAATTTAGCTAGTTTGACGTCCAGTTCCTCTTTAGTCATGTACTGCTACTCTAGCATTTTATGATAGCGTTAGGGAGTGCTTGGTTGGATCGGTTCTATATTGCTGGGGCTGTGTTGCATCCCCCAAGTCATACGCTGTGTCAAGCAAAAACATGCACACGGGATAAGTCCGGTGTTCTTATTGATGTGGTTGGTGGGTGAAGTCCTAACCCTCTGCTACGTACTCCCCACGCACAACTGGCCCCTCATAGTCAACTACTCGGTTAACCTACTGTGTCTCATCGTTATCCTGTACTACAAGTTCTTCCCAGCACCTTGACTCAGCAGTGCTATTATGTATTCCTCCACACCACTCAGTATCTGATTACACTCTTCTTCGTACTCGCCCAGCTGTCTGGCGTGTGAACAGGACTCGTACGCAGATCCCCTTGCATGACGCATAAATCTTATCAATTGCTGTTGACCTACGCCCGCACCTATGCCTTCACAAATATTTGCACATACGCTATTGACACTCCTTAATATCTGGTGTATTAGCGCACCCCGTAACTCCAACCTACAGATGCTCTCCTGCGTCAAGATCGTGACTGGGAAAC